CTTCAGATCAAACTGAAAACATTAAGGCTCTAATAGAGCAGTTAATTACTTGGTCTCCTACGACTAAGGGTAAGACAGATATGGTAATGGCTCTTTGGTTCTGTGAGATCAGAGCAAGAGAGATGCTTAACTATGGTAAGTACCAGACACACCATCTTAAAAATCCATTCCTATCAAAGTATGAACAGGGCAAGAGAACAGTCGTCAACCTAGATGAACTGTTTGCAGAAAAAGAACGTACATTCATCTAAGGAGATAAAATGCTAGAACCAAAAAGATACACCACTAAAATACAAGCACGAAAAGAAAATACTAACTTAGCTGCAAGAAGTGCTGCTTATGATTATGTAGAAAAAGGTATGAGTAAATTAAATTTATCATATAAGCAACAACAACAATTATTTAAAGAATTAGTACCTGTTGTACAAAAGCGCATACAGGCAGATCGTAGTAAGACAGCAGCAAGAGTTGAGAACATTGCTAAGACTCAAGAAAAAAAGAAGATGGACAAAGCCAGAAAAACTCTAGGCTAATAAACTTTATTAAGGATGTAAATTGTTATCAACTAAGGATGTAGTCTCAAAGATAGATCGGTTGAAGAACCGCTATGCAGCCAGAGACCAGCGTATGCGCGATGTTCTTTCCGTGCGCCAAGGTGATATATCAAAAGTATATCCAGCTATGTTCTCAGAGGATTATCCAAAGCCTTTAGTTGCAAACTTTGTAGATGTAGCTGCCCGTGATCTAGCAGAGGTAATGGCACCACTACCATCCTTTAACTGTGCAGCAACCAATATGGTATCTGATACCCAACGCCGTGCTGCTGATACTAGAACTCGTATTGCAAACTACTACATCTCATCATCTGATCTACAAATCCAGATGTATACCGGTGCTGATTACTTTAATACCTACGGTATATTGCCAGCAATGATTGAAATGGATTATGAGACAAACAATCCTCGTATCCGTTTACTAAATCCCTTTGGTGTATACCCTGAGGTAGACCGCTTTGGTCGTTGCCTATCTATATCACAGATCATTGCATCCGATGCTGAGAGTATCGCATCCCAGTATCCTGAGTTCTACGATAAGATTATTGGTAGAAACGTTTATTCTTACGCTTCCCCTTATCTATCTATTGTTAGATACCACGATAAAGATCAAGACTTAATTTTTATACCAGAGCGAGACAATCTAGTTCTATCTAATACACCTAACCCAGTCGGTAAGTGTTTAGCAAGAGTTGCACTTCGTTCATCTTTAGATGGAGAAGCTCGTGGACAGTTTGATGATGTTCTATCCGTTCAACTAGCCCGTGCTCGCTTTGCAGTATTACAGATCCAAGCAGCAGAGAAATCTATTCAAGCACCTATCGCTATTCCACAAGATGTTCAGGAGTTAGCATTAGGACCAGATGCGATTATGCGTTCTGCTAACCCACAAGGTATCCGTAGAGTTCCACTAGAACTACCAGCAGGAGTGTTTACAGAGTCTGGCGTACTAGAGCGTGAGTTAAGATTAGGTTCTCGCTACCCTGAATCTCGTTCAGGTAATATTGATGCCTCTATTGTTACAGGTCGTGGAGTTCAAGCATTACAAGCTGGCTTTGATACACAGGTTAAAGCAGCACAAGCGCAGTTTGCTAGATTATTCCAAGAGTTAACATCACTTTGTTTTGAAGTAGATGAGGTTGTCTTTGGTAATATGACCAAGACTATCAAGGGAACCGATGACGGTACGCCTTATACAATGAAGTACACACCATCTCGTGATATTAAAGGCGAGTATGGCATAGATGTACGTTACGGCATTATGTCTGGTATGGATCCTAACCGTGCCATCATTGCATTATTGCAAATGCGTAGCGATAAGTTAGTGTCAAGAGATTATGTCCGCCGAGAAATACCAATGGAGTTAAATGTTACGCAAGAAGAGCAAAGAGTTGACATTGAAGAAATGCGTGATTCTCTTCGCGTTGCTGTTGCTCAGTACGCACAAACTATTCCCGCACTTGCTGCCCAAGGTCAAGACCCATCTCAAGTCATTACAAGAATTGCTGAAGTAATCCAAGGCAGACAAAAAGGTTTCCAATTAGAAACTATTATAGAAAAAGCATTTGCACCAGAGCCACAACCAACAGCACCCGCTATGAGTATGCCTACTGGTCAGCAACCCGCTATTCCAGCAGCAGCAACAGCTTCCGTTCCTGCCTCGCAGCCAACTGAACAACAACAAAACGGACAGGCTCCTGCTGCTGGACCTAAACCTGATATCGCACAACTACTCGCCTCTATTGGCGGAGCAGCATAAATAAGGGAGGTGAATAAATGAATAAAGGATCAAGAGCAGCAGCACCAATGTCAAAGCCGCTAGAGGGCAAGAAGGATACTTCTAAGCCAGCAGGTGGAAAGGTGTTTTTTGGTATGACACCACCAGGTCGTAAAGGAAAAAAAGCGTAATTATTTTAAAGACGGGAGTACTGGGTGAATAACGATAACAATCTGAATCGCCCAGTACGCTTGTCAGATTATTTAGTAATAGCATCAGGATTTGTTTTAAATTTAGTATCAGTAGTAGAAGCACTTGCAGATGATCTGCACCAATTAGCTATCTACAATTCAACACAAAAAAGCCAAGAAGAAAAAATTTGGCAACAATTTTCGCAAGACTTAGAAACTTTAAAGGAGGACTAGTTATGTCAATGATGAATCCACTAGCTGGTCCGTCAGGTCCAGGAAAATATGCAACAAGAACAGATCAATTAACTTTAGGTTCAACATCATACGGTGATAATACTGCTGCGCTTAATACAGCAGCACCAAAGTCAAAGACTCGTGGTATAGCAGATAATGTAGGTGGAAGACCAGTTACTACTATTTCAGATGTTGCAGTAACTCCATTATATGCACCAACAGAACGCCCAACTGAACCAGTTACTAATGGTATTGATTCAGGAGCAGGCGCAGGATCAGCAGCTCTTATGATGAAAAAATCATCAATTAAACTTTCAGATACATTAGCACAAATGTTGCCTTATGATACAGACGGTTCAATTGCTATTTTGTATCAGGATGCTCTAGCGCGAGGTAACTAGTGACCGAAAATCTAAAAGCAGCAGGAATAGCTGCGGGATTAACACCGGCACAGCAAAAGCAAATTGATGATTTTAATAAAGCGCTTTCTGCTCATAAAGAACTTTCTAATCTTCCTACTGATGTAGCACAACAAGTTTACAATCAAAAGACTCCTGCTCAACAAGCATCTTTAGTTCAAAATTTTGGTAATGAAGATCCAACCGTTAAGCAAAAACGCGGATGGTTTGGTACTGCTTGGCACTATACAGGTGGTGCTGTTGGTGATGCTATTGGTTATGCAGGCGGTCATATTCTTGCTGGTTTAGGTAACGTATCAGATTTTTCAACTCGTCTTGCTCGCACCGCTTTAATTGCAACAGATCAAAAATTAGATCTTGGTACTGCTTGGGATACAGCAAATGATAAAGGCGATAAAGTATTTAGCCCAGGTCGTATTGCTAATGCTAAAGTTAAATGGGGACAAGATGCGGTAGATATTGCTACCCGTATTGCTTCTGGTGAAAAACCTGAAGTAATTATGAAATCTGCTACACCAGAACAACAAAAGTATTTAATGTTGGCAGATCCAAACCAAACAAACATTCCTGGTTTTGGTTCTCCCGAAGATGTTAGAGCAGCTCGTGCTAACTTTCAAGACACTTTAGATGAAGTAAATGCTGCCAAATATTCTCCAGGTAGATTTGTTGCTAATTTAATTACACCTAGACAATTAGAAGGTTCAGGTTTATTCTATAAAGCCCTATCGGGAACTGTAGATGCTGCATACCGAATCCTTGCAGATCCATTACTTATTGCTGGTAAAGCAAAGCGTGGATATGATGTAAGCAAATATGCTCTTGAGGTTGTAGTAGGTAAAGGGACTGTTGCTGAAACATTTGTTAAACCTACCGTTATTAAGTTCTGGGATAGTTACGGTCCTAAATTAGATGAGCTTGCTAAAGCACAATCTAGCACTGTTAAAAACCCTGAAGAAATTTTAAGAATTAAAAGAGATTTAGGAACTATGGCTCCAGAACTTGGACCTGCCGTTCAACAAGCTTTGATTAAAGCAGACATTCCAGTAGTAGATGTTAAAAGCGCTCAAGCATTTTTTGAAAACACTAAGCAATTAAATGTAATGCTTCAAGGATCTATTGGTCGTCAACGAATAATTCTTCCTCGTATGGATCCATTACGTCAAGCTCGTATTGCTGCCGTTACTACAGGTCGTAAAGTATTTAATATTGATGCCGTAGGACCTAAGTTAGTAGATGACCTATGGTATGGCGGAGCCACCGATGCTGATGGTATTGCTAAAACTATTGTTGATGGTAACGAAACATTTGTTAATATGGTTAAAGCATCTACAAATCCTAAAGATGTTGCTCGTTTTTCAACCTCTTATATTCAAAAGCGTATTGATCGGGCTAAAGCAAAATTTGCAATTGCTCCTTTATTTAAAGACGATGTATTTGATGTTACCGCAGCAGATGCTTCATCTCAAATTTATCGCATAGCAATTCAAATTATGCCAAAGCGTGAATCTAAATTATTAGCTGAGGCATTTGATAGCATAGAAGAAGTCGGTAAAAAGAAATCTGTTTATTACGGTCTTTGGGGAACAGTTGCAGAAGTTCGTGGTTTAAACGCTACTCAACCTGGTCAACAAATTGTTCGCTATCTTACCGGTAAATCTCAAGCCTTATATGGTCTAGATGATGCTTTCCGCGACAAAGGCGCTTTGCCTTCAGATTTTAGCAATTTTGCATCAGCACCTAGTTTAAAAGACTTAGATCGTGCTTCATCTCGTAATGGTTTATTTCAAAAGATGATGGGCATACCTAATACTGAGCTTGCTGAAAAAGCAGTTAGTGCTTGGTCGTTCTTAACTCTTGCTGGACCTCGTTATGCTCTTCGTAACGCAGGCGAAGACTTGATGTTTAATATTGCTATTGGTGAATCTCCTTGGGGAATTGCTAAGAACAGAGTTCTTTCAACTCGTATTAATACATTTTTATCTGGTGCTAAAAAGGCAGAGGGTAAAGTCAGTTGGTCTGATAACCCACTTGGTATTGCTATGCGTCTAGTAAATAAAAAAGAAGTAGACAATGTAGCTGCAGAACTTACAACTTTAAAAACTAAATTTGATAATGCAACAACAGAAATATCTAAGTTAAAACAACAACTTAAATCTACAAAAGACCCAATAGATATTTCAGATATTGAGTTAAAAATTAAAGAACTTCAATATACAATTAAAGGTGGCCTTACTGGTCAAACCCGTGAGATATTTGCTCGTACTTTAACCCAAGGACGGATTAACCGTTTTCGCGAAAAAGTTGGTTTAAAGCCAATGGCTCAAGATGAAATTGATTTACTTACAGAGCAATTAAGATACGGTGATCTTGAAAATACTTTAGCCGTTGTATCTGAAAGCGCTTCTAACTTTGCAAACGGTGCTACAGATTATGTAAGCCGTGCTCAAAACTTAGCCAAAAAAACAGGCGTAAGAGTTCACGCTCTTGAAATCAAAGCACCTGATGTTAGTTATGTAAAAAAACCTGGTGAGCGAGCATTTGTTCCTCAAGCATTATCTACACAAGATGAAGCATCTATGTTTACTTGGATGTCTCGTATTGGTTACTATGCTAATGATGAATTAGGAAAAATTGCTGTTGCTAATCTTGATGATCAATCTAAATTCTTATCTCAAGCTCGTGTTTGGCTGGAAACTAAAAAAGGCAAACAATATTTAAAAGATGCTCAATTGGCTAACGGTGATCAAAGTGAGCAAGAACTTCTTAACCTTGTTTTTAATCGTTCAAAAGCGCATTTTGTTAAACGTGATGGTAGTTTGAATGATCAACTTCTTAATAAAATTAGAGTTCAAGATAAAGCCGGTAATTGGAAAGTAGAAGGCAGATTATCTATTGATGATATGCCTACTAATGATGCCGATATTCCTGCTGCAATTGTTGGACCTACATTAGTTCCAGCAGTAGAAGCAGATCAAATTACTTCCAGCGTATTTACAAAAGGTTGGACTTGGCTTGGTCAAGCTAACGCCCGTATGTCTCGTCAACCTATGGTTCTTCAAGAGATGGTAAAGATCCGCAAAGAAATGCGGGATACTGGATTTGAAGCAAAGTGGATTGAAGCACATATTAAAGGTATGGATCCATCTAATCCAACTGGTATTGCTATTGTTACTGAACGCGCTAAAGTTGCCCTTGCTACTGCTGTTGAAGAACGAGCAATTAGTCAAATTACACAGTATGTAGATAATCCTTTAATCAGAAGTCAACTTGCATTTACATCTCGTAACTTTGCACGGTTCTATCGTGCTACTGAAGACTTCTATCGCCGTATGTATCGGGTTGTTAATTACAATCCAGAGGCTCTTGTTAAAGCAGCCCTTACATATGAAGGTGTATCACACTCAGGATGGGTACAAAAGGATGATCAAGGTAATGATTACTTTGTTTATCCTGGTGTTGCTCCTGTATACAATGCTGTACAAAGCACATTAGCCCGTCTAGGTATTGCAAATGAATTTAAAACTCCATTTCCAATAGAGTTTGGTGCAAATATTAAGATGTTAACACCATCTTTAAACCCAGATTCAATAGTTCCTACATTTTCTGGACCAGTAGCTGGTGCTAGTATGGAAGTAATTACAACTTTAATCGGATTTAAAGATAAAGAAACTGCAGATACCATTAAAGGTTACGCTATGGGCAAATATGCCGTAGATCAACCTGTACTTTCAGCGTTAATGCCAGCACATATTAGCCGTTTGTTTGCTTCTATGAATACTGATGAGCGTAATTCACAATACGCATCAGCTTGGCGTAAGGCTGTTACTTATCTTGAAGCATCCGGTCACGGACTTCCAAAGAAATACGATGAAGCAGGTAATTTAATACCACCTACCGAAGCCGAACAAGAGGCTTACAGATTAGCGGTTAAGAATACTACTCTTGGTGTACTTAGAGTTCGTTTTGCTTTAGGTTTCTTTGCACCTGCTTCACCACAGGTTCAATTAAAATCTGATATGGCACAATGGATTAGCGATAATGGTCGTGCTAACTGGAAACAAGCTTGGAATAACTTACGCAATGAATATCCAAACGTAGATGATGCTATGGCTAAATGGGTAGAGTTGTATCCTAACGAAGTTCCATACACCGTTACTGAGTCAGAGCGTAAATCTATTGCTCCTCTTCGTTATGCTGAAGAAGCAGGATACTTTGTAAACCAGAACAAACAATTATTTAAAGATTACCCTGCTGCTGGTGCTTTCTTGATTCCCCACAAGAGCGGTTTTTCTTGGGATACATACAAGACTATGCAAAATATGGGTATGATTTATAATAAACGAGTAGATGATTATTTGCGAGAAGTTCAAACTGCAGCAGATCTTCAGACTTATTATCAACGTAAAGATCAATATGATAATGCGTTATCAAGTTCAGCCGCAGATTTTGAACGTACTCAATTACGTAAAGAATTTGATCAATGGAAATCTGTATTTTTTGCAGGGCGTCCATTAGTAGCTGAAGAACTATCTCAAGGTAGTCAAAAGGCTATTGACCGTTTAAATACTTTAAATGAGTTAGATAATATGCTTGCACAAAATTTAAATATTGCTCCTAAGACTGAAGCAAAACTTAGAGAAATGTCTAGCATATATAAAAAATACAAAACAGAACGAGCAGATTATGATCAATTTGGTGGTAATCAAAATATAATTAAAATGTTGAAAGAGGATACCATTATTCAATTAAGGTCATTATCTGAATACAATGAAAATACCAAGGCGGTATACGATGTTATATTTGGCAGATTGTTAGGAGATTAAATTGGCTACTTTACAAGAACAATTAAAAAAAGCCAGATTAGATCTTAATCGTGCTAGAGATATTCAAAAAGTTAAAGAGTCATATACCAAAGATACTCGTTACGGCAAATTTGATCCCACTTCCGATACCGGTAAAACTGCTATTGCCGAACTTCAAGCAGCATCTAAAAAAGTAATAGAGGCTCAAACTTATTATGATAATTTACAAGCTGCCCTTGCAAAACAAACTGCAAAAGAAGAATTAACTGGAGCCAAAAAAGGCGTATCAGAAGAAGTCCAAGCCGCTAAACAAGGTTTAACCGTAGAAGAATTACGCGCTCAAAATCAAAAAGTATTAGATGATGCTGCTGCTAAAAAGGCAGCAGAACAATCTACAGTAACAGATCAGAATCAATTAAATAATTATACTCAATTTAGAGATACTCTTGCTGATCCAGCAAATGCACAAATGTTGATTGATGTTCAAAAGGATCTTAAAAAGAATTATCCTGCTTTTTATAAAGGTGGCACTAGTGGTCTTACTGATTGGGTAAAAACTCAAGCAGCTATTGAAGCTATTTATACTGCTCGTGGTGGTCTTCCTACAAATTTACGAGGAACAGATCTTCGTACATTTATAGCAAACCCTACAATTCCAGGATTTGGATCTATTACTAGTACCGGTAATGTACCAACCATTAACGTTTCAGATCAAACTGAGGCTGCTGCTTATGTCAGAAGTGTATTTAAATCTGCTTTACAAAGAGATCCAACTGCTGACGAAATAGCAAAATTTAGTGACATATTAAATAAAGCAGAAAGAAAAAGCCCTAGAAAAACTGTTAATGGTGTTACTACTGGTGGTCTTGGAAGTCCTATAGAGTTTTTAACTCAAGAAATTCAAAAACTTCCAGAGTTTACTACAAAGAAAACAGAAAAAGATACCTTAACTACTCAAAGTCTACAATCAATAGCACGGGCTAATGGTGTCAATCTAAGTGCTGATCAGTTAGCTTCATACACCGATGAGGTGCGTAATGGCAAAGATATTAATGTTATCAAAAATGCTATTCGTAACTCAGCAGGTCTTGGTATGCCAGATAGTATTAAAAAACTTCTTGCTGATGGAACTGATCTAGAGACTATCTATGCTCCATACAAGCAAACTATGGCTTCATTATTAGAGATACCTTCTACTGATATCAGTCTAGATGATTCAATTCTTAGATCAGCTATTGGCCCCGATAAAGAAATGCCAATATATGAATTTAGAAAAGCATTAAAGAAAGATGCTCGTTGGCAATATACCAATAATGCTAGAGCAGAAGTTTCCAGTAAAGTTCTTAGAGTCCTACAAGATTTTGGATTCCAAGCATAATGACAATTAGATTGGAAAGATAATGCCAGCAGATCGTGGCGTAGTTGACTACGCGGGAACCCCAGCCGTTGTTGCTAGGAATGAAGCAACCTTTGCAAAATATGGAAACCAATTAAGTCCTTTTCCTACATTTGTTACACCAACTTTTACCACTACTGATGTTCCTAAAGTTGAACAAAAGCCACCTACTAGAGTTCCTCAATATGATGCGAATGGAAAATTACTTGGCTATCTTGTAACAACTTATAATGCAGATGGTACTGCGAATGTTCCAACCTTTGAGGCAGCAGCAGGAGCTACTGCACAAACAAGTGGTAAGAACTCTGCATATGACTTACTGCTATCTCAGTTTACTCTATATGGCCTTGGTGCTTTAGTGGAACCTTTAAAGAATTTAATTACTAATGATACATCAGAGGGTGAATTAACTCTTATGCTTAGGGGAACTCCAGCCTATCAAAAACGATTTGCGGCTAATGCTGATCGTCTTGCTAAAGGATTAACTCCTCTTAGCGAAGGAGCATACCTTGGTATGGAAGATAAATACCAAGAAATTATGCGTAACTACGGATTACCTGCATCCTATTACGCTAAAGGTGACCTAGGCGTACAAGAAGGATTTAATAAATTACTTGCTAATGATGTATCTGCTATTGAATTAGAAGATCGTATTATGACAGCACAGAGTAGAATTATTAATGCAGCACCAGAAGTAACTACAGCATTAAAACAATTCTATCCTGATATTACTAATGGTGAAATTCTTGCTTATACTCTTGATCCTACTAAAGGGCTTTCTGATATTAAGCGTAAGATAACTGCTGCTGAAATCGGTGGAGCAGCAATAGGTGCTGGTCTTGGAACAGCAGTTAATAGAGCAGAAGAACTTGCTCGTTATGGCGTAACTGCCCAAACCGCTAGACAAGGTTATGACACTATTGGTGGCGGTCTTGAGCGAGGCAGACAATTATCATCTATCTATCAAGAACCAGATTATAATCAAGCAGTAGCTGAACAAGAAGTATTTAAATTACCAGGACAAACCCAAGCAGGAGAAAAACGTAAGAAGATTATTGGGTTAGAGAAGGCCACCTTTGGTGGACAAACTGGAGTTACAAGCGGAGCACTGAGCCAAAATAGAGCTGGCTCTTACTAACTAAGCCTGCCATCAGGACCACCGGTCTGATGGAGTGATAACAAAACCGGTAGTAGAAGCCATACAGAGATCCCCAAACTGTATGAGGTCTGCGACAACTATAACGAATGGGAGATGGACTATGTCCAATCACGACTACGAGGATGATGACGATACCGACACAAGTGTTGAATCGTTAAGCAATGATCTCGTTAAACAACTACGCAAGGCTAATAAGCAAAAAGATAAAGAGTTGGCAGATCTTAAAGCTAACTTTGAATCTTTAAATAAAGCGCAAAGAGAA